GCTGCTTCCTGTTCTTTGTCTTCTTGTTCTTCCATATCCTGGAATTTCTTTAACAGAACTTGGTAATCAAGTTCCAATGGACTCGAATAAAGAAGCTTATTATTTGTGACCGCGTCTGCAAGCCATTGAACAAGCCGGGTCCTATTCTCAGGATCAAAGCTAAGTTCAAGAATCTGGAAAACACTGATAGCGGCCTTCATCTTAGTGTCATCAACCTTAACTTGATCACTATCAGGCTCGCGCAAGTACGAAGGCCATACCGCTAGATAACTATTTGTCCACTCATAAAAAGCTTCACGATACGTCGTATCCGCGTACTTTTCCGGGAACTTCTTGCGCAACATCTTAAAGAAGGCGGGGGTCCAGGCACGGTGCATTACGATACGGTCTAAGAACCGGTATACAGGATCCATGGTTTCCCTGAGTCGGTCCATGTATCGCGCTACTGCTTTCGCATCCTCCGATCCTTCTCCAAACCCCTCGGCGAAAGATTCCTGGGTGAGGAGTTTTACCGGCATATCCACAGCATTCGCAATGTTTTCAAGAATATTTCGGCGGGCCAGAACATGCGGCCCTTCCAGGTTCTGCATGTTAAGGGATTCGATGTCTTCTTCTGGGGTAATATTGAGGACGTTACCTGTTTCTGCTTCTTTGACCAAAGACCTCTTGAAACCGGCCGCCCAGGACATAATGTTATCAACAAAATTACCGGGTTGCTTGATCTTGGCAACCAGAACACCAACTTTAGTTTCAACAAGATCATCAGCAATCAAGCTCTTGATGTAAGACTTTAATGGATAAAAAGCGCGCTGATAAGCAGAGCGACCGACATAGCCAAAAGCAGAAGTAGTATAGCCCAGATATATAGGCTTTTCATTTGTGATCGTCACAGTCCTGGAGGGGTGATAAGCGGTCCCAGCAACTGCGATCTGGGTATATTTCATGAAATCCATTGCATTGGGATTTTGATTAAGAACCAAAGATCCGGAAGTATTAAGAGGATCAAGTATGTTGAAACTAATATTAAGATCAGGGAGATCCCAATAATTAATGACCTCATTACTCTTTAATCCATCAACAAGTAATGCGATAGAAGCAACGCCATATATGCGGCTGACAGTAAGAAGATTATGCACAAGGAAATCACCAGCAAGATTTTTCCATTCATCGACAAAAGCATCCACACAGTACTCGCCTGGACTATCCGGAACTTTAATAGTGCGCTTCTGCGCCATTGCGAGACTGACTGGACCTTCAACAATTCGCGATCCAAGTGGATGGTATAAATAGATTTCCTTACAGGTCTCGTATGAAACGACATCACCGGGAACGATATCAGGCGCACACAATAGATCCTGGAGTGCATTACCAGGAGTTGTCCCTACAGAGGCCGATGGAACTGTTGTCATTTAGATCGAAACCGTAAACGTCGTGTTCGCAGGGCAGCTTTGAACGAAACATCCATTCGTAAATGGAATCGCGGTTGCACCCATAAGAGTTTTCGGCCAAGTCGGAGCAGTCAAACCCGGAGTTAAGCCAATTCCGGGTCTTGGTTCGTTCATACAAGCCAAGGCCCGCAGATTTGCGGCCCAAAGAACTTTGGCAGCACCAGTCGGAACCGTGGCGGCATCTACCAGAACCAATTGGGTAGAATCATCTGTAGATGCAGATGTTGGCTGGTTCATCGTAAATGCACTAATTGTACCCGCGCCCGTGGCTAGAGCAGTCCCGACACTAGCTGACGTGACTGGATGTGCCGTTGCGAGAGGAGTGACTTCATCTTCTTGAACTGGATTTGGCGTTCCGTTATTCTTCTTTGGCATGTCTACTCCTGCTCTGCAATCTTTAGAGATGGCCGTGTGAAGTATGCTCTTACATTATCTTTGTTACCATAAGGTCCTATAAAAAGGAGCTGCCAACCATCCACACCCAACGTATCAAGTTTACTTTGTATTTCTACCGTTGCCATTGATATAGGATATTCTTCTACATAGTATTCTACAGGTGAAGGTGATGGCACTCTTGGAGTTGGCTCTTTAGCCATCTGCTAATATCCTTCATAGTTTCCCAATCCAATAGCCACACCATATGAGAAACAATCAAGAAGATCATCTTGCCGATCTTCTGTATCCCCTACACGAAATCCAAGCACCTGTCCAAGAAGATGATTCTTGGTAACCTGTTTAAACGTAATGACACGATTATAGGCCGTTTCCAGAATTTTAACCTTACCCTGAAACACATAGCCGCTCACGTTAATGGCCCTTTCGGCCTTTCCTAGCTGTGTAAGTTTCTGTGGAAGCTCGCTTGCCGGTAAGTTTTTCCGTCGCGCTTGCTGAAGCAAGATTGACCCACTTGCCTTGTCTTCGATAAAGCAACCCCGGTGACCCAGACGAGCCCCGCATTTCGAGGCGTATTCCTCCAGATTCCGATACACGACGGGTAACCATAGCTCCAACATGCTCCCTTCTATCTGAAGGTACTCATAGTCTACGATTTTAAGCCAATGCTCGTCCCCAAGCTTTTCGTACGCCCAATAGATGCATCCAGTACCGTCTGCTTCTTTACCGGTTTTGACTGCCGTGTCAAGAGTAGCAAAGACATAGAAACATCGCTCGGGATACGGTTCAGGTTGCCCATTAGAAAGCATGTTATCCAAGCTGAAGAATGCTTCACCAGACCAATCCACAAACTCCGCAAGATATTCTTGGGCATAAACAAGCGGATGGTTATCTTCTTTCAGCCGAGCAAGTTCGTCTTCTGGGAGGAATGGATTACTATGGGAAGGCGCGTGGTACTCAACAAAGCCGTATTCCGGGAGGTTACAGACACGCCAGAAGAAATTTTCTTCGTTGATCCCATTGGTGTTCGATGCGATGATCGCCGCGCCACGAAAGTCAAGTAACGTTGGTCGTATGGCTTTCGTCCAAATATCAATTGCATTAGCTTTCGTAAACGCTGCCTCATCAATAATAACGAGGTGGTAGCGACGGGAACGACCAGCTTTCTCATCCTCCAAGGTCCATAACTCAATTCTTCCTCCAGTCGTCGTATGTAAAATTCCAAGATTACGCGAGGAAGAGCGCACAGCCGGTTCAAGAGTAACCTCGTTCTCACTATACGCTTCGGAGGCATAGCGATAGTTTGGAACAAACCACCCGACTTGTGCGCCCTTGGCCGCGAAATCGCAAGCAACGGTTTTAAGAAACTGAGTCTTTCCCCATCTTCTTCCACAACGAAGAGCCTTGAACCGACCGGGGAGCATGAATGCATCGACTTGACCAGAATGAAGAGCGGGTAAACGAATAACCCGATCATCACCAGGGGGAAATGTGACTGAAATATTCATTTAGGTGGGGAAGCCGACTTCGGGGGCGAGGGAGGCGACTTCCCCTTACCGGACATCATCGGGCTTGGGGACTGCGGTGATGCACCGGAACGACGTTGACCGGTTGGAGAGGTAGGATCCACATAAGGAGTCTTCTGCACAAACAGATGCGAAGGAGCCAGCGTTATGTGAGGAGCAGTATAGAGTGTACTAACCATAAGATGCTTGTACTCCCATTTGCAACTTGCTATAATACTTTACAAGGTTAAAGGATGAAGTAATGGGCCACTTTCGATTTCATAGGAGCGTTGGCAACAAGTTTGTAAGACTGAACGTGTCCAAAACAGGACTAAGTCTTACAAGCGGTGTTCCTGGTGCCCACTTGAATGTGCCGTTAGCGGGGCGCAAGCGCCGAGCGATGGTGACAACGAGCATTCCTGGCACCGGATTATCTTACCGGCAATCGATTGGCTCGAGTTATACAGTGCCAACGGAAGTTTGGATTATTGTGCTGTTTATCGTCGTGTATCTTATTTTCGGAGTATTCTAACATGGCCGCCGGTCTGATACTACTTGTTCCAATTAGCATCGCTGTAATACTATTCAGTTGGCTTATTGGCTCACCGATCATGGCCCTTTGCAATATCGCGCAGGGGAAATTTGTCCGGGGAGGAATCTGGCTGTGTTTCGGCATATTCACACTAAATGTAATCGGTGTTTTGTTTCTTAATGAATCGTGGGCAGATTTCACACCGATTTATTATCTAATTGCATTTTTGGTTGGCATAGGAGAAGTCACTAAACTTTGGTTCCGCTTTAGGAAAGTAGAAGAAAAGGAGCCTGAGCTAGTAACAGGAGAACCAACCCAGGCCGAGTTTGGGGTGACACTGACACTCAATAGAGAGGGAGTCTATACACTCAATGACCGATGAAGAGAAACAGAGAACCGTTGATAAGAGAAAAGTATCAGTGATGAGGATGTGGGTCAAGCGGCGGCGCGATAAGGGTATAGAACCAAATGCGGATGTCATATGGGCTAGAATTAAAGAAAACTGGCCGTATATGCTTCAAGAGGAACAGGAAGAAATATTTCAAGAGGTGAAGTAATGACACGGCGACGAGCTACGGGATCTTTCTACGACGACAACTACGGGCACTACGAAATTCGGGACCAGGACGATATTGACTTCTATTTTGAGACGCAAGAACGCAGCGTTCGTAAAAAGTGCCAGGGCTGTGGTCGAACGGTGAAAATTCGGCCAGACTATGGTTACTGCAATTCGTGTGCGGATAAACGGGAACGGGGTATGGATTTCTAGGTTGTTGGATCGTGGCCGTTACCTTTGATCGGTGTAACCGGTTGCTTATTATGTTCAGGCATGATAATATTCGTGCCCGGTAGTGCAGGAAGCCCACCCTCGATGCGAATCGTTAAGCCAGCCGTAATATCTTGTGTGACCTGGGCTAACCGTGGATGCATGTACACCGAGACAGCTTTCGCTGCTTCGATGCGAGTTTGCATCGGCAATCTTTTATTCTGGTATACTGCGACCAAGAAATCCTGTGGTGACAGATCCGGGGAATTATATGTGGGTTCTGGCTCAAGGACTTCAGATTCTGGTTTGTTGGCCAATGATGGGCTGCGGGGTGATCAGGGCGAATGCTTCGCACTTCCGGCTGATTTACCGGTATGGGGGCGTGGACGTGGCACGAAGCTCTGCGCCCACAAGGCAAACGACTCGTTATCGGCCTTACCATATGTGGTAGGTTGATGTAAAGGACAAAACTAGTGTGTACACAAAAAGTTTACCAAAGGAGAAGATGATGGCCGACAATGACAAGCAAGGCGAAAAGCAGAATTTGCCGGGTGGTCCTGACTTTATGGCCCGCCTGCGTGAAAATATTAATGAGCGCACGCCTGAGCCACGGCCGACGCTTAACCGGGTAGAACCTCTGCCGATGCCTGACCCGCCGGAAGAAGTGCAAAAATACGCCCCACCGAGTGTAAGGCGTGAACACAAGAATAAGACCCGCAATCAAACCATTGCAGAGTTCATCATCGCGCTACCTTACCGGGAAGCGATGATGATGGGGACTGGGATTGCCTCCAAGCTTGGGACTGTGGATGCTGAAAATGGAGGACGGGTCGACATAGAGAAGCTGACCCGTGCCATCCAGGATTGGGCCTGGGAGTGGGAAACCTTTCAGGATGAGGAGAGGCCAGTCCCGAGGAGTGGCCAGGATCGAAGGAGTAACTAATGAGCAGTCCCGAGGGCGCGCAGAAATTGACGAATGAGCTCCTGAGATGGCTGGGCTTGCATCGACCACCTGTTGATCCTGACGATGCAGTCCCTGCCTTCATGGTCGTCGCAGTCAAGATCACCGTTCAACAATATGGCGGTGATAAAGGCAATGAGTTGACTGAGAAGCTGTTAACTCTTGTCAGTATTGCGTGCACAGAAGAATTAGAGAAACAGAACAAGGAAAGAAAGATAAACTGATGTCGAGGGAATGGTTCCAAGGACTGTGCCTCGTTAATACTGAAGGATGGGAGCATATGGATGTCTTCGATATGCTACCGCCTCCTATCCGTCAACGGCTGCGTGACAGCCCGTTCAATCTGTGCGCGGCGTGCATCGCTGTTGTAGGTGTCGATGGTCTAGAGAGATTGCTGCCCGCTATTGAAACGATGGAAGCCATGGTCCGTCAGCTCGACGCAATACAAGAAAGGAGGCAACAGCATGGTTGTGAGTAAGTTGACTGTCATCGTTCTGATCGCAGCAATCACATTTGCCGGGTGTTCCAGCGACTCCTATCGTGTACAGGGTCAGTCGCCGGATCCAGTGCAGCCACCTTCGGTGGCTCCTATTAGCCGAGATGTTGAGCGAAAGAACATTATCAAACAGGGTCAAGACTTCTGTGAGCGGTATCCTGATGACATTGCTTGTCCGAGTAAGGGGAGAAGATAAACCATGACTATCCTTGCTAAAGAACTGAGTTTAGTTCTCAATCAGTGTATACGTAGGCATCCGAATTTTGATCCACCTGAAAATGAAATAAGAAAAGCGGCCCTGGCTTTGATCATTAAAAGAAAAGCGATGGCTAACGGAAAATGGAGATTAACGGAAAAAGAGGATAAAGAGTTGGAACAAATCTTAACGTATGGTGTCATGGCATTGGTGCCTTTCGCCCAACAATTTGAAAAATTACTGGAAAAGGCTCGTAACCGGTGAGGAGAGTACAATGGCCTTCGTCATCTATGCGCCTAAGAACACCATATTCATCAATGAAATATGGGCGTTCGTGTCTGTGGACCCTGAGGATGGCTATGAGGGGGTGCTGTCGGGTCCTCTGTTGGGTCCGGGGTCCCAGGTGCCGCTGATTGCCGCTGACAGGAAACGATTGGATAGTTTGTGGCCTATTGCGAGGAAGCTTGCAGCGATAACCGGTAGGAAGTGTAAGCTCGTCAGATTTAGTGTGAGGGAAGAGATTGAAGAATTCTAGGCTCTACTCATTCAACAAGAGTTGAATTCGTGATGCTTAGTGACCATATAATGGGGATGTCTAAGAGTAGAGGGTACCAACGAAGATTGGCTTTTTGGTTGAATCTGTTGCCAATGGAAGAGGCAAGGAGGCAAGCTGGTCGGGAACATTTGCGGGCGATTCAGCACGCTCGTCGGTTTGCTACACTCAAAGAAATTGGAAGTTATATAGGGGTCTCACGGGAACGTGTCCGGCAATTGGAAACTTTAGCAGCGATAAGGGAAAGTCAACCTGATCCTGTTAACCGGGTGAGTGACTTATCGATATCACAGATGGTTGATAAGAGATTTGTGAGAAGGGTTCTTGCGCAGATGATACTCATAAAAGAGCCAAAAGACCATGTGGAAGATCTGAATAAACTTGCTAGGTTGAAGTTGGTCCGGTTGGTTGTTTGGGAAATGAGTAAGGGTTTTGGGGGTGAGGTATAGGGATAAGGGGGTTGAGGGGCTCTCCGAATAGAATGG